ATAAATTTCAAACCAAGATTTCATGTCTTCATCAATTATGTATGAAACTGTTATTTCTTCAAATGTTATAATAGTTCCTGGAGTTTGAACTGTAACAAATGGAGTTGGTGTTGTTGCAATGCCTAAACTTATTGTGGGTAAATTTATTGTTTGAATAAAAAACTGAATGTTTGGCAATCTATCAATAACAAAGTCGAATTTGTTGTTTGATAGAAAGCTTTTGTTTGTAGGTTCTATTGGTAGCGTCGCCATGTTGACTCCTTTTAGAACTATTTATGCATAATGAAAAAGGGGCCCGAAGGCCCCTTGAACGGGGGCCCGCAGACCCCCTACCGATGTAACCTCGGCTTAATCAATTACATTAGATTGGTGATAGCGATCTTTCTGTAATAGATGTTCTTATTAGCAAAAACGATTGTGCCATCAGCAGCAGTTGTTGCGAATGGGTTTGCAACCATTCCATAACGTGTCTTGAAGCCGATCTTTGGCTGGAATGTATCTTGACCAACCGCACGAACCATCTGGAGAGGAACGTATGGGCAGTAGAAGAGACCAGCGTCAAATGCTGAAGTACCTTTGTAACCGATTGTGGCATAGTGAACGCCAGAAGAAGCTGCAAAGTATGGATCGATGTAAACACGAATGCGACCATTGAGAACACCAGCGAATGTGTTGCCTGTGTCATCAACTTGTAGGTTGTTTGCAAGTGCAGGTGTGTAATCAAGAACACCAGCCATCTGAAGAGCAGAAGCGACATCTGATGAGCAAATCATGATGTTGCCTTTACCTCTACGGGTAGCTTTGGCGATTGCATTTGATTCACGCTCTAATTGGAACATTAGACCCTTGAACTTCTCAACTGACCAACGACCATTTGCGTCAACGTCAAGATCGAAAGTGCCTGCTGTTGCAACGTTTTCTTGTGCACCGATTGTTGCTGTTCTATTGATTTGACGAACAACTTCACGATTGATTTCAGCAAGAATTTCTGTTGAAAGAATGTTGGCAAGTTCTTGCTCTGCGTCAAGACCGTGAACTGCTTTAAGGTCTTGTGCAAGTTCCATCGTGTATTCTGCTTTGAGAGCGCGGCTCTTTGCAACGACGGAAATCTTTTCGATGCTGAATGCCATCTCAGGGAAGGTGTTTGAACCGTCGCCTAATGCTTCAGCAGCGTATGTTGAAAGACCTGTACCAACTGTGTAGTTGTTTGCAACGTCTGCATCAACTGGTGTTTGACCGCCGTGTGTGCCTGTACCAGAGAAATCTGTATCGGCTTCGTTGAACAATGCTTCAGTACCACCTTGATTGGTGTAGCGTGAACGCATTGCAAAGATAAGTCCTGTTGGACCGCTCATTGGCTGAACGCCGCAGATATCGTATGCAATTAGATTTGGCATTGATCTACGAACCAAGCTGATTAGAACTGGGTCATAGATATCAATGGCGCCGTCACCAGCAACAGATGAAGAACCCTTCATTGCGTTGGTTGGAGCATCTTCTGTTAGAAGAGAAGTTGGTGAACGATAACCACCAGAAGAATTTTCGCGGCAAGAAATTTCTTGATTCTCTAGAAGTTGTGCAACAACTGCTTTTCTATGTGAGTCTTTGATTGATGGCAACTCAGTATGTTCAAGAACTGGTGCCCATTTTTTTACTAAAGCTTCGATTGACATATTTTTCTCCTTTGAGTATTTAAAAACTCTGTTACTATTTATAATTTTTTACTTTTTGAGTGTTCTTGAAATGCTCTGAACATAATGAGCCATCGCTGGCGAAACTGATTCATCGAGAGTCGTAGAGGCATCAGAATCTATTGAAGACTCTTCAACTTTTTCTTCGGATTTAGTTTGTTCAAAATACTTTTTCTTTGTGAGAATAAGTTTTTGCTTATAGTCTTCTTCAGAAATAAATTCAATGTTTTCTGCTAAAGACTTAAGTTTTTCAGTTTGAATTTCTGATAAACCCTCGGAAACTGTCTTGATTAGATCGCTCATTTTGTGAACGTTCAATTCTTCAGTTAATTCTGCATTTGTTGAAATGGCCTTGTTCAATTCTGCCTGAATTTCATCAAGTTTCACCGTAAGTTGCTCAACGGCATCAACTTTTTCGTCTGGAAGATCGATATAGTTCTCAACGAATAGATTTTTCAATCCATTCATGAAGCCCTCGGCAATCTCAGTTTTTAGATTGTGTTGAATTGAAACTTGATTTGTTTCTAACCACTCTGAAACTACGTAGTTAAGATACTCATCTAATTTTTCAACTAATCCTGCGGCAAACTCTTCTGTTTGCTCTTCTAATTTTAGATCGAATTCTTCTTGAAGCTTTTCTTTCTGCTCATCTACTTTGGCAAGAACCGCTGCTTCAAAAATAGATTTGGCATTTGTTTTAAATTCTTCTGAAAGATTTTCGTCTGCGAAAAGAGCGTCAACATCACTAACGTCGATCTTTTTCTCTTCCAAACTTTCTTCTTTATTATTGTCTACTAACATATTGCTTCTCCTTTTATTTTAATTCATATTATGAATCATTATCTTATTTATAAACTTTTTAAGAATGCTTCAAAAACTTTAAGTTTAACTTCTTCTAAATTCTTAGAACTTGTTTTTTGAATCACTCTCTTAGTTTCTTCTATGTGTTTGCCAATCCAGCGACCTTCAACAAAAACCCATTCTTTATTTTCCATAACACCTCTTACAAAGGCATCGGGCGCTGATGGATCCGCAACAATGTCAGCAGCAGTTGCAAGATAGAAATCATCTTTCACAACTTTTATGCCCTCTTTATTTTCTTCTAGTGTTCCCATACCTCTTGTGGAAACGCCTAGAGTAGCACCTTCTTCAATTAAATTCTTGACAATATTTCCATAAGGTGTATCTAAAATTTTAGCTTTACCATAGAAATCTGTTTTGTCTGCTTTTAATTCTTTAATTAGAAGTGCAGTTCTTTCTAAATTAATTGTTGGTCCATCTGGATGTCCAAGTTCACCAAATGCTCGGCCTTTTGAAACAAACTCATTAATATACCGTGTGGCTTCTCTGTTTAGAATGTCGAACGAATACATTCTACCATTTCTGTTAGGTCTTTCAGATTGCATAAAAATGCCTTCGATGAAAAGATTTCTCTTTCCAGATTCTGAAGCCTCGGTGATAAATTTAATTTCTTCGTTTAATTCTGTGATTAGTTTCATGGTGAAACTCCATCGTCGGTTGTTTCTCTACTTGTATAACCAGCGGTTTTCTTACCCTCAACAATAACTGTATATCCTGCACCAGCAGTAAATCCTAATGTCGAGAGATAAATGTCACCATTTGTATTTGCAATATTATTTGTTATTGGTGCCGTCAAGTTGGTTACTAAATCCATAGTTCCAGAGCCGGAGAGATATGCAATCGTATTTGGCGAATCGCCTGACCACATAAGTTTAACCTTAGAATTTGCTCCGGCAATTGACCAGGTCAATTTATTTATGGTAATTCTTTGATCTGTTGCTGAACCATTTGCAACGGCAGTTAATCCAGAAACATCAACCTTAAGAACATTGGTCTCTCCGGTACCGTCTGATTCATTGGTAAATTTATATGCCCATGCTGCGGCATGATCTTTCAACTTTTGTGACGTTACGGTATCAGCCATTTTATTCCTCTAATAGGTTTAGAGAAAACTCTAAAAGCTTGTCAAAGTCTTCTTCAATTTTTTCTAGAAATAATTCTTGATTTTCTTCGTTCAAAGAATCATACAATGCAATTAAGGCCGACTGATGTTCTTCGTTCTTTGTTTTGGCCATGATTGTTTTATATGCTTTTTTAGCAGCCTCTGGCTTGTCACGAACCATTGCTGATGCTACTGCAAAAGGTCCACCTTTTGATTCATCACCAACACCTTTCTTTTTGAACTCTTTACCGATGGTGTGTGCCATTTTAGTTTCTTGTTTACTAAAATCGGCCTCATCGAGTTCAACTTCTTCTTTTTTCAGTGCGCCCCGCGCTTCGGCAGATTTAAGCATTGCAATTCTATCACGATAACCAGCTACTCCTGGCTTAATATCTTTTGAAGCCTTTTTCTCCCCTGCTGTTGGCTTGGCGATATGCTTCATTGTAGTTTTAGCTTGATGACTTTCTGCTTCATCAACTTGTTCAACTTCTTCTTCCGTTACCAAAAGAAAATTTTTAAAACTCTTCATTTGCGGTTTCCTCATCCTCTGAGTTATTATTATCCTCTTCTTGATTAAAGAAGGACTGAGCTATTTCCATTTTTTTGGCTGATAGAACATCATTAATCTTTTGATCTAGCGCCAACAAAATGTTGTTTTTAAATTCTGTTGCATCTGCCGATAAGGCATTTAATACTGCATTTTCAATATGTTCTGACATAATAATTCTCCTTTCAATTATTTATAAAAAACAAAACTTTAAAGGTGTTTATTCTTTGTGTATAACAACAGGAATAGGTTTAGGTGGTTCTTCAGGAGGTGGTGGCGCATTGTTAGTTTGTGGCGCCGGCTCATCTTCCTGTTGTGCGGCCTCTTCCTCAATTTCTTTTTCTATCTCTTCAATATCTTCTTCAGTAAATTTAAGCACCTTTGTTCTTACATAGTTTTTAGAGAAATATTTTCCAACATAATTATCTATTTCTGTTAGTAATGTAAGTCTCTCTTTTAATATTTCGGCATCTTTTAATTCTGTAAAATGAGAATCTGTTACGAAATCATAATTAATTTCTTCTTTTAATTGTTTCCATTCTTCTCTAGTGCAGATACCTTTTAATATTAATTGAGTTTCTAATAACTTATCAAATAGGTGAGAGAATCTCATACGAAGTCGGCTAATGAATTTAGAAAACTTCAATTCATCTCGACTGATTTCGGATGCACGACCTAGAGAAAATCCAGCATCTGATTCCAATCTTGAAATTGGAACGTTTAATGCCTTGTACAATTTTTTTTGAAAATATAAAACGTCTTCAATTTCTCCCAGGTTTTGTCCTGCTGGCAATGTAGTAATCTCTGTGCCTTTGCCGCCTTCTCTTCTTGGCAACCAAAAATCTTCAAGCATTGTTTGAAATCTTCTATCGTCACGGATTTCACCTGTTTGAGCATCATAGACTAGTTTATTTTTATATTTCTGCATAATCTCACGAAGATATTGCTCCGCTTTAATTTTTGGTAAGTTACCAACATCAATATAAAAAATTCTACGTTCTGGCGCCCTTGAAATGCGATATATAACAGTCGCATCTTCAAGCATTCGTAATTGATTTAATGGTCTAATTGCTTTGTGCAAATATGATATGATCACTTTACCTTCACGATCTGTTAATCCAGAATGCACATAGCAAATAGAATCTTTTGCAATTTTTAAACCTTGATTTGCATCTCTTGCAAATCCGACATTTGAATACACAAAATATTCAATTGGCTTTACATATGCACTAGATGATAATGGTGTTCCTTTGTTTCTTGGTATTTCTCTAACTTTTCGAATTTTTCTTGGATCAATGTATCTAACTTCTTTGATACCTAGTCTTGGATTTTTTTCATCAATTACCATATGATAATAAAGTCTACCATCAACATACCAACGTCTGAAAACATCATACGCTTGGTTGTTAAAATCGAGCAACTTCATAACATGCTCGAATTCTTCTTTTATTTTTTTCTTAATGGTGTCTGGCTGTTTCATGTTCTCTAAAACAATTGAAACAGGATATCCATCTTCTTGATAGACTATGGATTCATTAACAATATCATCAATTGCAATATCGCATTCGGCTTGTGTTGCCATTTCACGATATCTGCGAATTAATTCGGCGTCAGTTTTTACTTGACCTTCTAAATCAACATAGGTTCCATAGACGCCACTACCAACGACAGATATTGCTGCATCGTCTGTGTCTGTTGGCGGCACAAAAGATTTAGCACTATCTTCTTTTTGCGGATCGTCTTTACCTATCTTATAACCAAAAAGTTTTATTGCCATTTATTCTCTCTCATAAAAATAGGGGGCGTAATAGCCCCCTATTAGTGAACACTATTACGCAACTATATTTATGTTGCGAAATAACTCAATTATACAACGGTGTAAGAAACATAGCTATATTGGAAAGTCACTGAAAATTCAGCAATCGCATCAGTAGAATCGTAAGACAAATCGATTGCAGAGATGTCAGTAGGAAAAGAATCTTTTAAAACGTAGAGACCACTAGCAACATTACTTCCAGAAACATCAAGTTGTTGAACTTCAATGTTTTGTTTATACTCAGTAATTGAAGATTTAGTAACAGACTCGAAATTATTGGTTGCTATGCCACCTATCCAATTTTCGAAAAATTTTCTAACCCCAAAAGATTCGTCCGAAATAAAGGTTGCCGTCCATTCACCATACGTTCTATCACCAGGCAATTTCATTCTTCTTCCACCCTGCAAAGGAATTTCTACAACACCAATCGTAAATGCTGGAATTGCCGCAGCTTTGCATAGTATAGCATACTGAGTTGCATCTGGTGCGGTTCCACCCAAGGGAGTTGTAAAACTTGGATCTGCTAATGTGGAC